TCGGGCGGTGTCCATTGCGAGCGAAACAACGAGAGAGCCGAGGCTAGCCACTGCGCTTCCTTCGCTTCAGGTGCATCATCTGAGACAGTGTCGCGCGAATCTCCTCTGGCGTCTGCGCTTTCTTCGGTGGATTGGCCCTCAGATCATAGAACGCGATCCACTCCGTGATCTCTGCCGAGTCCATTCGCCGAAGCATCTCGCCGACAGGCATCCCGAGGCGCTCGGCGAGTTCAAAATAGAAGCGCCGCTCGGGGCGGCGAATCAGTTTCCCCGAGCGGCTTCGACCTCTTCCTTGCCGAGCCCATTGAGGCGCTGCGCGACCTTGGCAACACGATCGAGCGCGAGCGCGCTTTTGGCGCCGAGCGCGATCGCATCCTCATCAGTGAAGAGTCGCGCGCCAGAGTCGTCGACAACGCACGCAGCCACGAGGCGAGCGCGAATGTTGGCGATGTTGACGCCGGTCTTGCCGACGAGAGACTGCTCCCACAAGTCGCGTTGCGCTCCTGTCATCGTGGCGACCTTGACGCTACCGCCCCATTCAGGCACCTCGACTTCCTCGACCTTTCTGTCCTCGGCGCAGAGGATAGCGTCGCGCGTCAGAAGACTCATGGCTTAGACCTCGGTGACTGGGCCGTCGATCTCGACCGTGACATTGGACTCGATGACGCCATCCACCGCGGCCGAGATGGGGATAGACAAAACGTAGCCGGAGAATTCGTACTCGGTCGCCGGCGAAGCATCGGTCAACACGACGCGAAAGTTGCGCGCCTTGCGATCGGCCTTCGCCGCGACAAGTTCAGCGTGCTGCGCCTGCTGAGGGCGGAACATCAGCGTGAACGTCAGTTGGCCTTCGTCCGGCAGGCCCATGCGCTTCGTCTTCGCGGTGGCGCTCAGGTCGGTCGTGTCGATGACAGCGGCCGAGCCAGTACGAAAGTTGATGTCGCGAACGTCGGGGATCGCTACGAATGTGGCCGGTGAGCCAAGAGTGGCGATCTTGAGGGTGGTGCCTTGTGATTCGAGGGCATTTGAGCTCATGTGATGGGCCTTTCGTGAGAGAGGTCTACGGGGCTAGCCGCGGTGAATTTTCGTCGATTTTGGGTCGCGCAGGGAACCGATCGTCAGAGTTTGTCGATGCAGCGATAGTCGGCCGACCAGCGATGCAGCTTGGTGTCCGCCTCGTAGCCGCTGAAGTCACTTTGCAGCAGCGCCTTGAACGGTTGTGCTTCAAGGATGGTGCGAACTTCCTCGGCGAGCGCCTTCGCCGCGACGAAGCTAGCCGCCCAGCAGTCGACCTGAATGCGCACGAAGTCGACGCCGGCGTTTCCTCCGAGCGTCAGAGACGGCGAGTTGCCCACGCGCGCAAACGTGATGCGCGGCAGGGCGCTGGTGCCTTGCGGCGCCATTCCCGGAGTCACGTTCGATCCGGCCGCGGTGCCTGGCGACGCTGTCAAGGCATCGTAGATCGCTTGCTCAAGCTGCACGGCGCACCTCCTGCTCGATCTTCTTGGCCGCGCGCTCGATGCCGGCGCGCATGCGCTTGCGCATGATCTCCAGCTGCGTGGCCTTGGTGTCGTTGAACGCGGGCCGCATGAAAGGGCGAGCCGCCATCTTCGACGTTCCAAACTCCACCCACCACCAGTAGTAGGGGTCGTTGGGATTCTTCGCGCCTCGCCGGCCGAGCTTGCGCTCCTGCGACTTCTTCAGCGGCTTGACGCGAACGATGACCTCCCACAATCCGGCCTGCCCCTTGTTGATCTTCGAGCGCGAGGCGCGTATCGCGCGCTTCATTGTGCCAACGCCGCGGTAGCCGGCCTGAACCATGGGCGCGTTGCCGTCGATGACCGGCGCGCGGGCGGCCGCGGCGTCGCGCACGACGCGCGCGGCTCCGCCCAGCGCAGAGTAGATGGCGCCCTTGCCAAGCTCGAATGGCAGCTCAGAAAGACCAGCCAGGAGCTCACGCAAACCAGCGACGTGTGTCTCTGCCCCAGCCCTCGAAGAACGGCCCAATACGCGCCCAGCTATGGCCACGGATCACCCCTCGCTGACACCAGACTGGCACATGAATTCGACCTCGCGCTGACGCAGCCCGATGTGGCCGACAAACTTGATGTCGTAAACGGCCCCATCGTGGACAATCCGCCACTTGGGCGTGACAGCGTCGATCTGCTCGCTCCACCGCACCACAATGCGCGTGTCGACCTCGGCGACCACCTGGTCAGAAGCCAGGCGCTCGCGGCCCTTGAGGGGCATGATGTCGGCCCACACAGTCGCGTACAGCTCGAACGCAGGCACCTCGCCGCCAGCAGCGTCGGTGGTAGGCGTCGGCTGTTCGATGTCGACGCGGAACCTGAGCTTGCCTGCGCGCATGATCACACTCCCTGCCGCGTGCGGTAGCGCTGAATCAACGCCAAGGCGCCCATCGGAATCGACGCTAGCGCCTTCTCAACAGTGTCCTCGCGGTTCTCGTAGAGGTGGCCGACGATAAGCAGTGCGGCGGCGCGCACCGCCTTGGGCACCGGGTGAACCGTCTCGATGGGCGAACTCGCTGTCGGGCCGAAGCCGGCCTTGAATGTGATGGTGATGGCGACGGGACTCTGGTACGTCGGCGGCCAGACGAAGTTCACCGCAGGATACACCAACGCGCGGTCGCCATACGAGTCCACCACCACATCGTCGAGGTCGATCGTCGCGTCGGCGTTGTCTTCATCCTTGTACTCAATCGAAGTGAGCGAGATGTACGGGCCGATGCCCAGCTCGATCTGGCCGGCTGGGAACGCCGCCAGCGACTGTTCAAACGTTCGAACGGCCCAGGACTGCTCCGTGTAACCTTCGATGAAGTCGCGCGCAGCCTCGACAAGCGCCTCGATCAAGTCGTCGTCGGGGTGCGTCGGCGGCGACCCGGAAGCGTCGAGGCGCAGGTGAGCGCGAACATCTTCGAGGTCGATGAACGGGGCGAGCGTCTGGCCAGCGATAGGCTTAGGGGGTTTGACCAAGGTAGACCTCCGCATCGTTGCCGATCCACGAGCGCAGCAGCGCGCCTTCGGGGTCGGATTTTCCCTTGAAGTCGGGCGAGTGACCTATCCCGATGCCTGGCCGGCCGGGAAGGCCCTTGATGCCCACGCAGTGATGTGTGCCGACGAAGACCTTCTTGTGCTTCGCTCGCGCCCACAAGTCAATGTCAATGAAGCAATCGCCGCGGCGCACAGCGTCGCGGAACGCAGGGATCGTCGACCCGTCCATACCGGTAGAGCACAGACTTGCGTGGCGGACGTTCAGATGCTCCATCCCGCGCCTCAAGGCGACGTTGTAGTACCTCGCCTTGCCCTCGCCCACGAGCGGGGCTTCCTGCACCCAATCTGTGACCACGCGCAGGTAGTCTGGCGAGTACCAGTCGTCGTCTTCGATCACGAAGAGCGGCCAAGAAGTCGAGGCGACTTCGAGGCCGGCGAGCAGATTGCGCGCCTGCGTGTTTTCGCCAGGACGCCAGCGCGGCGTCGGGCGCACGAGCCCAATCGACCAGCCGCGGATGGCCGGCGCGGAAACTTCTTCCGGGCCGTCATCGACGATGATCCAGCTGACGGGGCCAAGATAGGTCTGCCGCGCCATCCACCGCACGCACAGCGAGAAGGCCAGCGGGCGCGCTCCGGTCGTCGTCAACAACTGTATCATGCTGGCGCCCTCGCCACCGCAAAGACGTGGCGCGGAAGATCGCGCCGTGTCGTGCCAGGCTCGCCGTGATCGTTGAGGTGAACAGTAGAGACGCCGTCGTAGAACGTCTCTATGCGCGTGAATCCGGCGTCCTCCAGCTCCGCTTCCAGCCCAGCGCGTGTCCAGCGCCGGTAGTCATTCGGGAAGCCGTGTTCTGGGAACGAGAACAGCGTCGTCACGACCAGCAGCCCTCCCGGGCGCATCACGCTGCGCACACCCTCAAGGAAGACAGTTGGGCGCCGAACATGCTCCAGCACCTCGGAGCAAAGCACGCCGGTGAATCGGCCGCGCCACTCTTCAGGTGGAGTGTGCATGTCGACGACGCGATCGACGTTGTGACCGGGCTGCATGTCGACGCCGGTCCACTGGCCGAGCGCGAGGTCGCGGTTGATGATCCACCACGCGCCAGGATCGTGCGCACGCGAGCCTACTTCCAGCACGTCGTCGCCAAGCAGCCACGCAAAACGTTCAATGAACGCGCGGATCGCACCGCGAACGCTTTCTTTAGGCAGCCGCATCAATCGCGTCCTCCAGCGCCGCGCGAGCGAAGCATGTGAGCGCAGTCGCGCGACTCGCGTTGACAACAGGTACGCCCTCGGCTTCGAGGTCGCGCGCGAGAGTCGGGAACAGACGCAGCCACATGTCGAACGGCTGACGCGTCGACAACGGCCGCTCGTGCTGTCCGAACCAATGCGCGCGACCGTCCGGCGCGTTGGAGCAGTCGAAGCCGACCAGAACGATCTTGCGCGCACCCCACCAATGGGCGAGGTTGATCGCCTGGTACCCGCTGTTGCCGCCTTGGTGAATGACGCCGCCGCGGCCCAGGCCTGGAGCGCTCCGCGACTCGACGTAGTTCAGCTGGTGCTTGACGGCGGCACCTCGGTCCTGCGTCCATCGCTCGCCCTTGAACTCGCGCGCCTGCGCGCCTTTGACGTCCCACCAGGTGCCGTCGCAGGCGTAGAGGACGTCTGCGTCGGGGAGAAGTTGCCAGGAGTCGTTGATGACGATGACGCGCCATCCTCGCTCGACTCGGGCTGCAGCGACGAGGTCACAGTCGCTGCGTGTGAGTGATGGGCCGGAAGCGACGACGGCGACAACTCGCCCGCTCCATCGCCCTTGAATGGAACGGGCGCGGTCGTCGCCGGCTCGAAAGGGACAACACGCTGGACGAGCCCCATGCTGGCGAGCTGATCGGCAAGTTCAGCGGAGATGCGCACGCGCTGCTTACGCGCGACGCTGCCGACCCGAGAATCTTCGAAGTGGGCTAGCGCCACCACATCGACAAGTTCCATTCGACGTTCTCCGAATGAAAAGGGCGGGAACGGCCCAAAGAACCGTTCCCGCCCAGCACGCAGTCACTGCGTCAGAAGGTGCCTTTGATGAACGCGGCCGGCCGATAGACAGTGAGCGCCAGGCGTTCTTCCGCCAGCAGCGTGGCCATGTTCTTTTTGAAATTGTCACCGTCTTCGTAGCTGATCTGCACCGCGGCGTCCATGCGGTCCCACAGCTGCGCGCCCATCTGGAACGCGCCGACGAGGAACGTGCCGGCCGCGATCGAGTTGGTGGGCACGACGCGCCGACCCCACAGTTGCGGCCCAGCCATGGACACCGGGTTGGCCATCACGTACGCGTTGTCTTGCGTCTTCGTCAGCTCGATCTCTTCCCAGTCGGCCGGGTTGAGCACGATGGCGTCCACCGGGTACTCGCTCAGCGCGGCCTGCGTGATCGAACGGCGCAACGTGTCGATGTTGGTGTCGCCGGTCTGGGCGCGGTTGTAGGCCACGAAGTTGCCGGTGGTGAGCAGGCCCTTGATGTTGCCGCTGGTGCCCGAGCCGTTGAGCAGCTGGTCCTCCTCCTCCAGCTTCAGGCCGTACATCAGCCGCCCGTTCACGTAGCTTTGCAGCTGAGGCGCGTCGTCGAGCACCTGGCGCGACACCGGGATCCAGTGCGCCAGCGTCACGACAGGCGCGTTCGCCAGCGTGAACGTGATGCCGCTCTCCGGCTTCAGCACGTTCTCGTAGTTTGGCGAGGCGTACTGCGGGCCAGCGTTGTTGGTGAAGACGTTCTCTTTGGTGAACTGGATCATGTTCGACGAGGTGCGGCCCACCGGCAGCAGGTCGCGGATCGTGAACACGCGCTCGGGCGGCGTGATGATGCCGGGCACGCGCATGTCGGGCACCAGCGGCTGGTTCTGGCCGGTGGCGTTGACGATCGCAGCCTTGATCTCCAGGCGGGCGAACTTTGAGCGACCGGCCATCATGGACTGCACGGCTTCGCTCTTCACGAACAGATCGCCGATGTCGCGCGGCTTGTGGTCGGTGCCGTCTTCGAAGCCGGCGGCGACCTTCTTCTCCAGCTGCAGGCACCGCTCGGTCAGCTCGTTGGCGGAAGCCGCGAGCTTGTCGAGCGCGGCCTTGGTCTCGCTGGCGACGGTCTTGTTGGCGGCGATCTCGCCGTTGGCCTTCTCGGACCAGGCCTTCAGCTCCTTGGTGGTGTCGAGCAGCAGCGACTGGGTCTGGGCCAGCGCCTTGATCTCGGTAATGAACTCGGTGGTCATGGTGCCATTCCTTTCAGGACGTGTTTGGCAAAGTTGAGATTGTCGGCGATGAGCCGAACGAGGTCTTGCGGGAGCTCGGTCGCAACCACGGACTCACTCCGGGCATTGGCCTTGCTGATGCCCGAGACGAACGCCTTCGCCGCGGACCGTGAGAAACCACAAACGTCGCGCATGTAGTCCTCGAACTCAGAAAGAGAGGTAAACCCTTCGATCGCAGACTTCACTGACCCGACATCGATGCGCGCGGCGTCGTCGGCCGGGAAGGTGACGATGGAGATCTCGGCAAGTTCAGCAACCGACTTGATGATGCGCTGCGGGCGCGATCCGTCGCCCTTGTCGACGGTCTCGACCTCATTCGGGTCGAGCCGGATACCAACAGACAGGCCGTCAACTGTTTCGTGTTGAAGCGCAGCGCGCACAGCGACGGCAGTAGGCATGCCCTTGGTGAACTCGCCATCGACGAGCAGCCCATCCGAGTCCTCGCCAATCTTGAGCCACTTGCCAACAGGCAGCTCCCACGAGCGGTGATTCACGAACATCTTGGGCATCCTCGCCGCGCCCGAGCGAATCGCCTTGAGCACCTTCGAGTACGCGCCAGGCAAGATCGTGTCGCCATAGGCGTCAACGCCATTGAACTTCGAGGCGTAGCCAGAGAACGTCCAGGCGTCCTCGCCCTTGCCGCCGGCGAACTTGAGCTGAACGTCACTGAGCGATAGTGTCTTTTGAAGCATCGGGTGCCTCGCCGTCTGTTGATGCGCCGCCCTGGGCGCGAGTCGAATTGTCGCCGAGTTTCGTGATCGGAAGCAAATTGGACTGCGCAGTGAGCACATCGCCACCTTCCATCGGTGGCAGGTTCTCCAGCTGGCGCCACTCGTTGCGCGTCATCAATCCGTTCTGAACGGCTCGCGCGCCGATCTCCAGCCGCTCCTTCAACGAACCGCGCAGCAACGCGTCCAGCGAAAACTCGACGGTGTAGCGCTTGCGCTGCGCGGCGGTGAGCACGCGCGCTTCGATCGCCTGCTCCAACAGCGCGATCATCGGCCGCAGCCTGAACTTGTAGAAACCTTGGATGATCTGCTCGATGCCCGAGCCCCACGTCGTGGCTTTCGTCGTGTCGTTGATGAGCACGCCGGGGATGCCGAACCAGCGAGCGATCTCCTCGATCGAAAAGCGCCGCGTGTCAAGCAGCTGCAAGTCAGCCGGCGTCA